GTAGTTTTTACTTCAGTGAATATCCAAAAGAAATTAAAACTAAATTACAAACTGCATTTACTTGGTTTGATAGTAAATGGTATTTTCATATAGATCAAAGAACTGAAATAGAGAATGAAATTATAAAAGAAAATCCTGTAATAGCTAGAAATATATATAGGTTTATAGGTTAATTATGGAACAAATAAATCTACAAAAAATAGCATTAG